CTGCTATATGGTTACTACAGCAAAGAATGGATCCTAAAAATCCATTGTGGAAAAATGCTAAATTAAATGTTCAGTTTGTTAAGCAAGGTGTGGCGGAAGCAAAAGGTAAACTTACATATACCCCTGAACCAACTGAGTATGGTGTATTTCCTGATAGCAAAAATGAGTTTGTTAAAACATTCCTATCACGAGACTTGGCATTGGCTCATATTAAAAAATTCGGCGGCAAACTTATAGTATTAGATCAACATGGTCGCAGAATGAAGGAAGGTGTGGCGGAAGGCTCACTAAACGAATCTGTTATCCGCTCTGAAACAATAGGACCATACACACATGAACTACATAAGACACCATGGGGATATCAGGTAAGAGTTTATGCTGGTGGAAAACAAGTTCATTCAGATATAACCAAACCCACAGAAGAAAAAGGTCAACAAAGTTTTGATAGTAATATCGCCTACACAAAGAAACAGTTAAGAATTAACGAGCAAGGTGTGGCGGAAGGTGCACCAGAATTATTAAAAGCAGAAATGCCATTGGTTCGTCATATTGAGCGTGAACTAACACAACACGGTTATGAAAAGGGCACCAGTGAATACAACGAGCATTTCAAACACGCATTAGCATACTATCGTAAGTTTGGCAATATAGATGCGATTAAAAAAGGTGTGGCGGAAGGTATCCAATTTCTTCCTATAGATAAGTTCCCAAAGACCGATGATGAAAATCAATCTGAACTTTACCTAAAAACCAAAGACGGTAATGTTTATGTAGGTGAATGGGATTCAGCAAGCGGTTATTTCTTTGCGACTGACATAGTTCATGGCAACCATCCCGCAGGGAATGAACTACCAGGAAGGATGTATAATCGACCGGTAGCGTTTGCGGTAAAACAAGGTGTGGCGGAGGCAAGCAGCCCTGCTCAACAGGCCGCTATTGCTATTGCTAAAAAGAAAAAGGCCGGAGTTAAAGAAAGTATTGCCGAAGACCACAGCACAGCCACAGGCGGTTGGGGTCAGGGTTCTTATAATACTGCATCTAAAGATACTAGCAAATGGGCAGGTGCCGGACACAATGATGCTGTTCGAGAAAACCCAGAATGGTATAATGATGAAGCCAACAGTATGACTACTAGCCAATTAAAGAGCCTAGTCAAACATGCTGCCAAACTTCGCCATGCTGTTAAACAAATGCAGGCACAAGGTGATACATTAGAACCTTGGCAACAAAGCAAGGTCACTAAAGCAGCAGACTATCTAGATGCTGTATTCAATGCTGTAGACGATGAGCACGATATGGGCGAAAGCGAAGATCACCCAGATGAAAAAGAGGACAAGGCTCTTATCCGTAAAATGGTCAAACAACAAGCGTTAAAGCAAGAAGATAGTTATATGGAAGCACTGTCTGCTAAACTAGGCGAAAAGCTCAAAGCCAATGACCCTGTGGACAAATACATCAACGATTTTAGCAAAGCCGCTAAAACACCTAACGCCAAGGGACATCATCAGTTTAAAAACAAGAGTCCAGAAAAAGTTCGTCAAATGGCCATTGCTGCTAGTTACGGTGCTAAAAACAAAAGCAAGAAAAAATGAACTTAAGAGAATTTACAGAGAAAGACTACTTGATACATGATCGAGAACATCTCGACAAGTATCTAGTTGAACTCTGTGCCGAGATCGTCAAAGGACAGCAAAAAGATCCCAAGCAATACGGCATGGTTGCTGCCTGTGTTCTAGATCCCAAGCATCGCATGGTAGCTAGTACCAGCACTAACCGAGACGGTAAATGGAGTCATGCCGAACGCAACGCTATGGCAGCATATGAATCCAAGTACGGCGAGATCCCCCATGGTAGTATTATACTGACAACATTGAGTCCTTGTGATGGCGCTATGGCAGATCGTTATCAAGGTAGTTGTACAGATTTAATCAATGATAGCCCAGTAAAGAAAGTCTACTGCGGCTATATGGATCCCAGCCAACACGATGAAGATTTTGAATTTACCGTAGAAGCAACTACCAACGAAGATATACGAGCATTGTGTAAGAAGTTTGCTGACACATTCCTAGGTGACGAAGATCATCCATTAGATGAAAATTTTGCCGATGGTAAGCACCCTGGACGCAAGGGACTTGCCAAACGCAGCGGAGTAAATACCAAAGCATCAGTTAGCAGTTTAAGAAATACTGCCAAACACTCTACAGGTGAAAAGGCACGCATGTCGCACTGGCTGGCCAATATGAAAGCAGGAAGAGCTAAAAAGAAATGAGAGCACAAGAATTTATCACCGAATCATGGAGTCAAAAGTATAAGAACAGCATCAATTGTTCTCATCCTAAAGGCTTTAGTCAAAAGGCTCATTGTGCAGGTAAAAAGAAGCACAATGAAGATATGATGATGGAAATGACATGCCCCGACTGCGGTATGTGTCAAACACACGGCAATCTTAATGAAATTAAGAAAGGTGCCAAGGACAGCAACGGTTATACCAAATGCTGGCCTGGTCATCATGCTGCCGGAACCAAAACAGGTAAGAACGGTGGACAAGTTCGTAATTGTGTGCCCAACGAAGATATAGAGTTAGAAGAACAATTTAATATGATCGAGTCTATGATCGAATATTGGGCTGAACAGCACGGTGTAGACAGTGAAGCAATTTGGGAAGATCTCGAACTAGTCGAAGATGAAGATCTATTAAGCGAAGCCGAAGCCTGGCAAAAGTCGTCGGGCAAGAATAAGAACGGTGGCCTAAACAAAAAGGGCGTGGCCAGTTATCGTCGTAGCCATCCGGGTAGTAAACTACAAACTGCTGTTACTACCAAACCTAGCAAATTGAAGAAAGGCAGCAAGGCCTCCAAACGTCGTAAATCATTCTGTGCTCGTATGAAGGGTATGAAGAAACATCGCACTGGGGCTAAAACCAAACGAGATCCAAATAGTCGTATAAACAAAAGTCTCCGTAAATGGCATTGTGAATAAATTAGTCATTGACATCAACTCCTTGTATAGTATAAACTTACTTACAAGGAGTTTTTTTATGAGTAAAAGTTTTGGCGCACCTGAACAAGCAAAGATTAAACAAATCGTAGCAGAAGGTTGCACAGTTATGCAGGAAATTCAAGACCTCACAGAAGGCCTAAATGAAACCATCAAAGCAGTAGCCGAAGAACTAGATGTCAAGCCCAGTGTGATTCGTAAGGCAATTAAGATTGCACAGAAAGACCAATGGGATCAAGTGTTCCGTGAATTTGATGATTTGGAAACCATCGTTGACATCAGTGGTCACGCAAATCGGCGCGATGATGCGTAAAATTATATTAGATACTATACAATGGGTCAAAGATGACTACAAATCTAATCATATTAGGTTCATTGCTGAGTTTGTGGCTTGGACTATTAGCATCGCGTGTAGCATCACGATGGCGGTCACGGTACCCAATCCTCCATTGGTTTTACTATATCCCGCTTGGATTTTTGGCTGTATGTTGTATGCTTGGGCTAGTTTTACTAGGCAATCATTTGGCATGCTTGCTAACTATGTTTTGCTTGTAAGCATAGATTCTATAGGACTGGTCAGGATGCTGGCTAAATATTTGTGAGTAAGGTCCGGCGAGCCACAAATCGCACCTTGGTATTTGCAAGCCTAAAATTGCAAGAAAGAAAAATAATAATATGAGTTATGTAGATTCACGATGGGATCGTGACAAAGACATTGTCTATGTTGTTGAGCGTGATCCCAAGAAAGGTAGAATATTCCAAGAATATCCTGCTCGTTATCAATTTTACTATCCCGACCAACGGGGCAAGTATAAGTCAATCTTCGGTGAGAGCCTGAACAAGGTCAGTGCCCGAACATTTAAAGAATTCACCAAAGAACAAAGAATACATTCAAATCACAAACTCTACGAAAGTGATATTAATCCTGTATTCCGTTGCCTAGAAGAAAACTATCTAGGCAAAGAACCACCCAAGTTAAATGTAGCCTTTTTCGATATTGAGGTGGACTTCGATCCAGAGCGCGGCTATGCATCGCCCGAAGATGCATTTATGCCAATCACTGCCATCGCTGTTCACCTACAATGGATGGATACATTGGTATGTCTTGCTGTTCCTCCAAAGACACTGACTATGGAACAAGCACAAGAGCAGGTCAAAGAATTTCCTAACACCATCTTATTCGAAACTGAATATGAAATGTTAGATACTTTCTTAAACTTAATCGAAGATGCCGATGTGCTAAGTGGTTGGAACTCAGAAGGCTTCGATATTCCCTACACGGTAAATAGAGTTACCAAGACCTTGAGCAAAGAAGATACTAGACGCTTTTGCCTTTGGGGTCAACTGCCTAAAAAGAGAGAATACGAGAAATATGGGAAGGATGCTGTTACCTATGACCTTGTTGGTCGTGTTCACCTCGATAGTCTCGAACTGTACAGAAAGTACACCTATGAAGAACGGCACACCTACCGATTGGACGCAATCGGCGAAATGGAAATCGGAGAATCAAAGACTGTCTATGAAGGCACCTTGGATCAACTCTATAACAACGACTTTCGCAAGTTTATCGAATACAACAGACAAGACTGTGCACTACTCGATAAGTTAGACAAGAAACTTAAATTTCTAGACCTCGCTAATACAGTTGCTCACGAAAATACTGTGTTGCTACAAACTACCATGGGTGCTGTGGCTGTTACAGAACAGGCCATTGTAAATGAAGCACATCATAGGGGTATGATTGTGCCAAGTCGTCCCCGTAGAGATGATACTGCTAATAATCAGGCAGCAGGTGCTTATGTTGCTTATCCTAAAAAGGGCTTGCACGACTATATCGGGTCTATGGATATTAACTCGCTGTATCCATCTGTGATTCGTGCTCTAAACATGGGCCCCGAAACTATTGTTGGGCAGTTACGACAAGATTATACCAAGGAAGAAATCGAAACTAAAATTGCCAAGGGCGATAGTTTTGCAGGTGCATGGGAAGGTAAGTTTGGCAGTAACGAATATGAATTTGTTATGAATCAAGACCGTGCTCATGATATCATCATTGATTGGGAAAACGGCGAGACCAGTGTAATGAGCGGCGCTCAAATCTATGAATTAATCTTTGAAAGTAATAATCCGTGGATGTTGAGTGCCAATGGAACTATCTTTACACATGAGCGTGAAGGTATTATTCCGGGCTTGTTGAAGCGTTGGTATGCTGAACGTAAAGAGATGCAGGCTAAACTCAAAGAAGCCATTAAAGCGGAGAATAAAATTGAAGAAGAATACTGGGATAAGAGACAATTGGTTAAGAAAATTAACCTCAATAGCTTGTATGGTGCTATTCTTAACGCTGGCTGCAGGTTTTTCGATAATCGTATTGGTCAATCAACTACACTTACAGGGCGTGGAATTGCCCGACACATGGCAGCAAAGATCAACGAAGTCATCACAGGCGAATACAACCACATCGGCAAAAGCATCATTTATGGAGACACTGACTCCGCTTACTTCAGCGCCTATACATCCTTGAAAAACGAGATCACCAAGGGACAAATTCCTTGGGACAAAGATACCGTTATTCAATTGTATGATACTATTGCCGCCGAAGTGAATAGCACATTCCCGCAGTTTATGCTAGATGCTCATCATTGTCCAAAGAGTCGTGGTGATGTTATCAAGGCAGGTCGTGAAATTGTTGCTATCAAAGGCTTGTTCATTACCAAGAAGCGGTATGCTGTTCTGTATTATGATAAAGAAGGCAAGCGTAGTGACGTAGACGGAAAGCCAGGTAAGATCAAGGCCATGGGCTTGGATTTGAAACGATCAGACACTCCTGAATTTATGCAAAAGTTCTTGGAAGAAATTCTAACCAAGGTACTGAATGGTTCAGGTGAAAAAGAAATCCTAGATCGTATTAGTGAATTTAGAACAGAGTTCAAAGCCCGACCAGGTTGGGAGAAAGGATCACCAAAACGTGCAAACAACATTACTGAATACCAAGAAAAAGAGAAGAAGTTTGGCAAGGCTAATATGCCTGGTCACGTTAGAGCAAGTATTAATTGGAATACGCTCCGCAGAATGAATGGCGACAAGTATTCTATGCAGATTACAGACGGTGCTAAAGTCATTGTCTGTAAGGTCAAAGCAAATCCGCTAGGGTATACTAGTATTGCTTATCCTGTAGATGAATTACGATTACCTAAATGGTTCCAAGAACTTCCATTCGATCATCACGAAATGGAAGCAACTATCATTAACAATAAGATTGAAAATTTGATCGGTGTACTAGAATGGGATTTGAGTAGCAATACTGAAACTAATACTTTTGCATCATTGTTCTCATTTGAATAAGGAAATATATGAACAAAATAACTTATAGCGAATCACCGCTAATTGTATTAGTGGATAACTTTTTAACCCAGGACCAACTAAATGATATAGGGTTTGAAGATGTTCCGTTTACCAATAGCAAAGGATTTATGTTCGATTCAGGAACTAGTGACCTTACTGATTCTAGAACTAGCAGCACCTACTTCGACTATCGTCCAGAGACTGCATTTGTATATCCAATAGTAACTGAATTTTTAAAAGAATACTTCCCGGATATACAGGAAGATCATCTAGAAAAAATTCAAATTACAAGATATAATGACGGGCAAACATATGTACCGCACTGGGACTATTTTAATGTTCCCGGATATGAAAATACGACAGAAAATGATCGTCGAGGCACTATCATCATTTATCTTAACGATAACTTCGGTGGTGGTACTACGCATTTTCCTAAACTAGGAATACATGTACATCCTAGAGCAGGATCTGCTGTATTTTTTAGATATGACTATAGCCTTGCTGAAAATCAAGAAACACTCCACAGCGGAGAACCAGTGAGTAAAGGTACAAAATATATCATTACTATCTGGATCAGAAATAGCAAATTTATTTGAACAAAATATTTGTTGACATTACCCACAAACCTAAATAAACTTAAACAAAGGAAATTATCATGAAAGACATTTTACAAGACATCGTTGCACATACAAACAAACTAGGATTCTTAAACATCGTTAAGGTCACTGGCACAGAAGATAAGACTCTTATCGATTCTATGGCAGACGACAAGTCTGTTATCATGTATGCCGAAACTGCTAACCCATACCCACAAATGATCGGCACCTTCGGCATGCCACAACTAGAAAAACTACGCTATCTTGTAGATGGTAAAGAGTACCAAGAAGATGCTAAGATCGAAGTAGTCACAGGTGATCGCAATGGCGAAACTATTCCTGTAGGTTTGCACTTTGAAAACAAAGATGGCGACTTCAAGAACGACTATCGTTTTATGAATCAAGCAATCATCGAAGAAAAACTTAAAACCGTTAAGTTCCGCGGTGTTAACTGGCACGTTGAAGTTAATCCAACTGTTGCTGCTATTCAACGTTTTAATTTCCAAGCAGGTGCTAACACAGAGCACACAACA